TGTAGTTTTATCAGTCACGATTAACGAAGCATCAGCAGGGACAGACACTGTAGACACGATTGGGTACGCTGTACCGCCCGAAGGAGCAGAACCTTGAGCCACAGCACCGTTAGTGTAGATAGACACCGTGGTATCAACCGCAGAAGTGCCGTTTACGTTGGCTGCTACGATCTGATTGATCTTGAACACCTGACCGCTGGATGCGGCATTAGGCACAAGCACCAGAGCAGTTGTACCGCCGGGTGTGAGATATGTAGTTGTGCCTGACGCTGTGGTCGCGGCGAATAGATTTGGATTTGCCATGATAGTTCCTTAAAAGCCAAAGACCATTGCGATAGCCGTTGCTCTCGCTTGAGATACACCAGATGCCGCAGGTGCAGCAGATGTCCACGTAGTGCCGTTAGACACCAAAACATTACCGTTTGTGCTGGGTGCAACAAAAGTGGGTGTGGATGTTCCATTGCCCAGAATCACGTTGTTAGCCGTCAAAGTGGTTAGACCTGTACCGCCTTGGTCAACACCAAGAGTTCCAGTAGACACCAAGTTCTTACTGCCGTTTGTAAATACAGGCTTGCTGGCTGTTAGTGAAGAGTCAATGATGTCATTGGCTGTCAGCGTTGTGCCGTCAAAGGTCAGGTTAGCAGAAGCGCCAAATGAACCAGAACTATTGAACTGAACCTGCGTATTAGAGCCAGCCGCAGAGCCACCACCCACATTAACAAAGTCAGAGCCGTTCCAAGCAATAATTGCCCGTGTGCCAGCAGCTACAGTTACTCCCGTTGTGGGGGATGTAGGGCCACCACGCACTGTGACCGAAAAGCCGCCTGTCGTATCGTTGATAACAACGTAAGTTTTAGATTGCTTGGGGGTGTTAATGAAACGCAGTGCTGTACGTGCGCCTGTACACAGGAGAACTGCGTACTGAGAGCTATTGGCTGTTAGACCTGTACTTGCATCAGTACCTGTGGTAACAGCCAGATTAATATCTGCATCAGTTGTAATTGTTTGTGTACCAGCCACTGCAACGTCCAAAATCTGTGAGATGGCGTTATTAACCGTATTACCCCAGCTACCGGATAGAGTTCCTTGTACTGGGAGGGTTAGTCCAATTAGCGCGGTGTTTGCCATTTATTGCTCCTACTGTGTAGAAATTTGTGTCCAACCGGGTGATTCTGTATTGTCAACAGCAGTCCATCCCGGTGTTTGCGGATTGCTGATATTTTGCCATGTTACGCCCTGCGTGTCATCAATGACTTCCCATAAATTTCGCCCTGATTCTGAGGAAGTAATAACCGCCGATTCAGTTCTGCTTACACCGTAATTTGTAGTTGCAACTAACGTGTCAACAATATTCGCAGTTTCCGTTAAAAATTCTGTGTAATAAGTACCAACAACAGTGTCATCTTGCGCCGACATTGCTTCAGTAATTGTCATAATCAATGTAGCAAGAGCCTCTTCTGCCACAGAAATTGACTCTGTAACATCCCCAAGGAATGTAGCTACAGCTTCCTCAACTGTGGCAATACTGGCGCTCTCTGTAACTGACGCTGCGAAGTTGGCTGTAGCTGATTCGGTGTTGCTTATGGATGCACTCTCCGCTACATTTTCCGTATAAGACGTAATGGCTTCATTGGTATCCGCTATAGAAGCGGATTCCGTAATACTTTGGGCAAACGTGGCGGCTACAGTTTGAGATTCAGTGTATTCCGCAGATTCTGTTAAAGACACGGCAAACGTTGCTATTACGGATTGGGCTTCTGTATATGCCGCTGTCTCTGTGATAGAGACACCAAAGTTAGCCGTTGCCACCTCTGATGCGGTGATTGCTATAGATTCTGTTACGTCTACCTCGTAGACATCCGAGCCACCCCAGTAGCCGTCACCCCAAGCAAGATCACCCCATCCGGTTGCCATTTTACGTTGCTGTTAATGTAGCAGTGTAAGTTACAGCAATGGTATCGCCGTTAACAACAGACTTAGAACTAGAGAAATCACCAGCAGAAAACAGCGTTCCAGTGGTTGAATCTTTAGTTGCGCTACCACCAATGTTGATAAAGCAACCAGCCACAGTACCAGTGCTGGTCATAGAGAATGACACAGAAGAAGATGTAGCTTTGCTACCAGCCGCCGCTGAACTAAAAGATGGTGTAGGACGGTCGCCAGAATATGCAGGGGCGTTAGTACCACCAACTTCTAACCAGCTTGCGTGAGAAGCTTGCGTATCAGCCGCAACAGCCGTTCCTGTACCCTTTAAACCCATGACCACAGCACCGCCAGCAGTGTTGCCAAATGCGGTATCTAAGGTAAAGTTACGACCAACGGTAGTGACAATGTTGTCAATCTCATCAGTCCATTTAATAAAGCCATCAACGCTATAGCAAATAGCCGTGTAATGTCCACCAATACCCATCGTATCTTCAGGCATTGTGTTGTATTTAGTAACCGCTTCCACTTTATCTGTAGCGGTGATTTTGTCCATAGTCATAGGAAGCTCCTTAATTGGAAGAACGAATCAATGCTGCCGTTGCTGTGTTAGCAGGCATTGTGATGGTGAAATTGGTAGATGTTTTGTCAGACCCAAAGTCCAACACAGCAATAGACTTATTACCCTGAGTAACGTTGTAAATCAAAGCACAACGAGCCGTAACCGATGCGTTAAACACTACGTCGGCAAAGTCTACATAGGCCGTATACCCAGAGGAGCTAATGGTTACGCCAGTCAAAAGTACTCCGCCGGGAGGATACCCGCCACCGCTTACTTCGTTTACAGAAGAATATACAGTGGTAGCTTCGTTCAAATCAGCACTAGCCGTATACAAAGCAATATAAAGCGTATTGGTAGCTAAGTTGTGAACGCCTGTATATAGCTCTGTTTTAAAGCTAGTCGTCTGGGTTTGGAGGATGCTACTCATGAGACTGCAACCCTAATCTGACCATCACGATAAGCGTCAGCGCGTTGCTTACCATCACCCAAATTCTTGAGCAGGGCAATAGCCTGAACGTACCGTTCTTGGTACAGCTTATACATGCCGTCTTCCGGTGAACTCTTCATGTATGTACCTGCCTCAGACAAAGTACCATACAGCAATGCAGAGTCAAAGTTATCACCTAACCATGTGGTTAGGGCAGTAACGATAGATTCTGGGTAGTAGTAGTAATGCAATTCTGCGTAGTAATTAGCATTGGGTGTCGGGCCAAGAATGAATGACAACTCATTCACGTTGGCTGACTGAGGGCCAAAGATGGCGTAGTGCTTAGGCTCAGATACTTCTGAACTCAGAGGATACGCTTCACGTATGAAGTTAACATCTTTGTTTAGAAGGTATAGATAGTCGCCTTGAAACACAACAGCACCGTTTACCGTGCCGCTGTTAGCCACTGTTAAGGTTACAGTTGTTCCGCTGATGCTACGCACAATTGCATTAGTACCAATGTTTGTGCCTGTGACCTGCTGCCCAGCAGCGATACCAGTTGTGCTTGCTACAACAATAGTCTTCTGACCAGCCGTTCCTGTAGCAGTTGTTGCGTTGTACGGATAAATGGCAAGGCTGTATGTTGAAAGGAAATCCTCTGGACAAGCCAAGTACTTATTGCCAGTTGACAATACACCCGTCACGTTCTTACGCAAGTTGGCAATCTGCACCGTGTTATAGATGCGTTGCTCCGCCTGCTTGATCATTGTATTGATCGTAGTCGTGTCAAACGTGTTCTGCGTGTAATCAGTTACCGCAGCCACGAGTTGGGCGTATGTCAGTGCCATCGTTTAAACCTTATGCCATCGGGCCACGGGACATAAAACCTTTGGTCGCTGCACCTGCACCACGCATTTTAATGCCAGATGTTTTAGCTGCTGGCTGTGCGCGACGATTAACATTGCCTACAGACATGTTGACTGTATTTGCATCACTGTGGTCAGGGCCAGAACCGGGATTGTCAGAAGCTTTAACAACTTTACCAGTCATGGTGTGGGGTGTAGCATAGACCTTGGCATCGCCAACTTCTTTGCCCATCATCTTTTTGCTAAATGTAGCCATGATTAACCTCGTTTCTGATTGGCAATCTTTGCCAAGTTACGACCCATAGTCTTCATATCGGCATTGGTTTTACCCTTACCTTTACCTTTTCCGCCCATAATTTCTTTCTGGGAAGGGCCGCTGGTAGGGAAGACTTGAACATCAGTCTTACCTTTTTTAGCAACTCCGTCGGCTGATTTTGTATATGCCATGTTTAAACTCCTTAAGATATCGTTACTGTACCAACAAATGTCGTTGCCACCAAGTAGTTTGGTGTTAATCCTGCATCATTTAAACTAGCTCCGCCAACCGGTTGCCAGCCCCACTGAATGTCTCGTGAACCACCAGTCAAACTACCAATACTATTTATTCCTGCCGTAACGTATGTTGTGTCCTTGCGTGGGTTACGCAAAGCCTGCGGATCATCAACAGGAAATGTACCAAGCATTAACTGCGGCTGGTCAGGATCCCAACATTCCGGACAGACCAACAGTTGATACTTACGCTGCTTAATGATCTCTGTCTTGAGCTTCTTAAGTTTAAACTGCTGTCCACAGCGATCACACATGGCAATCGCTATTTTGCCGGATGCAAACC